GTAGAAGCCTATCCCCTGCAGTGGCCCGAGGGTGTCGATCGGACGCACCCGAGCAAGCGCGAGCTCGCTCGCTTCTCGAAGAAGACAGGCGAGCGCATCATCGCGGAGGCGATCGGCATCGACCCGGCCAAAATCTGGCCGAGTCGCTACGAGCACAAGGATAGCACTCAGGCCCGTAAAGGGCATCGGGAAACGGCAGAAAAGGTAGCCGCATGATTCTGTCTCCGTTGCTGTTTTCCGATCAGCTTAGGGGTGCGCCAGCGCCCGCCTAGATGCAGAGCGGGACAGCGTTTGGAGCCCTGTTAAAACGGGAGGGTACAAATGACACGTAAGCGCTGGAAGCCGGCACAACCGCAGAGCATGCAGCACGCGATCCGGCTATGCCTGGACTACGCGCTGCACAAGCACAACCGCAGCGTGGCCCGGGTGGCCGAGCTGATCGGCACCACCGAGTGGTCGGTTTACAAGTGGATGAGCGAGGGGTCGATCCCTTCGGTTCGCATCCGCCCCTTCGAGTTCGCCTGCGACGCCACGTTTGTCACCCAGTACATCGCCACCAGCGCGCAAAAGCTGGTGATCGACATTCCCGCCGGACGCGCCAGCAGCCAGGACGAGCTGCTGGACCTGCAAAACCGTTTGAACGAATCCGTCTCGCTGCTGACCCGCTTCTATCGCGGTGAGCAAAACCGTTTGAACGAATCCGTCTCGCTGCTGACCCGCTTCTATCGCGGTGAGGTCGAGGCGGCCGACGTGCTGCACGGGGTGACCTGTGCAATGCAGCAACTGGCCGGGCACCGGGAGAACCTGTGCAAGCACGACGCCCCGGAGCTGGCTTTGTTCGGAGGAGATGAAGAATGAAGCACGCAAGCAATGGCGCGGAGGCTCGATCATGAGCCAAGACTGGTTCAGCCCTAAAGAGCTGGCTGGGCTGCCCGGAATGCCGGGCACGCCACACCCGGGCGAGCTGCGTGCCGCGGCCTGGGAGGAGATCGACCTCGAGGAGGGGATCTGGCGCGTGCCGCCGGAGCGGATGAAGACGGGGCGCCCGCACCGCGTGCCCCTGCCTCGCCAGGCCGTGGCCATCCTGAACGAGATCCGCCCGCTCGCCGGCCCCGGGCCGCTGGTATTCCCCGGCCGCAACGACCGGACCAAACCGCTCTCCGACGCCGCCTTCACGCGGGCCCTGAACCGCATGGGCTACCACGGCCGCCACGCGCCGCACGGGACGCGCCACCTGGTGGCCACCGAGCTGAAGGAGCTGCGCTACCCCGGCGAGTGGATCGAGGCGCAGCTGTCGCACAAGCTCCCGGGGATCGGCGGCGTCTACACGCACGCCGAGCACATGGCGCCCGGCCAGCGCCCGGCAATGATGCAGCACTGGGCCGATCACCTGGATTCCCTCGAGGCCGACAACGTCGTCCAGCTCCCGACCGCGGCTCAGAACCCGTAACCCTGCCGGCGGCCGCCGGCGCACTCATCCTCTGCAACCGACGCGAAAACGAATCGCGCGTTGACGTGCGTGTGCGTCGCGCGTTGGGGGCGGCGCTAGAATTGGTGGGGGGTTGGGAAAAAGGTAACAAAGGTTACGGAGCCTCAGAATCGACTCTAACCGCCTGTTTTTCCGGGAAATTGCCGAGATCGCAAAAGGTTGCAAAAAGGTAACGGAAAGGTAACAACGTTACTTCTTATAAAGGTAACACCCTCCTTTCTCTATACCCTTGCAATTCAACAACTTGCGATCCTGTTACCTTTTGCGTTACCTCTTGTTACCTTTTCGAGGTAACAGCTATACCCCCAAGATTCAGGGACTTAGAAGCGCAAAATGGGGGCTGTTACCTTTGTTACCTTTTTCCGACGCCCCCCCTGTGCTTCAGGCCGGCCTGGGCGGCCCCGCGCTGCGGCCAGTTCGTGCAGATATCGCCGGAATCCGCATGTGTGGCAGGCACTTATGAGATCGCCGCGAACCCCGTAGCTGCCGCCTCAGCGGCCCAACCGCGTGCGCGCACAAAAACTGACCGCTCTAGATCGCGAGCGGGGCGGGGTGTCGAACGCGCGCGCCGGGCCCCTGGTGGGGGTGGTGGGGCTGGTTCCGGGGGCTGGACACGAAAAAGCCGCCCGAAGGCGGCTTGGTGAGACTGCGGAGCTGCGCGCCTGGTCAGCGCGCGGGGTCGAGGGCTGGGGCGCTGGATTCCTCGAGGACGTAGGGGCGGAAGCGGACCACCTCCTCGCCGAGGATGTCGTTGATCTCGCGGAAGACCTCCTGGAGCGGCTCGAGCTCGTTGGCGACGAACACCCGGGCGGCCTTCTCGACGTCACCGAACCCGGCGCTGTTCTGCGGGATGATTCCCATCAGCTGCGGCGGCACGCGGTGGCCGGCGAGCTGGTCGTCGCGCGTGACGTTCTTCACGTTCCAGAACTCGTCCTTGGCGGCCACCTCGCTGATGGGGATCAGCTGCACGCCGTCCTTCTTCCCGTTGGGCGCGTAGAGGAAGAGGTTGCGGAAGTTGCCCGGGCCCTTGCTCTCCTTGAGCGCCTTGCGCATCTCGTCGATGTCCTCCTGCTTCTGGGCGGCGTCGTTCATGTAGAGGATGAACCCGGCGTGGCTCCCGTTCAGGTAGTACTTGCGCCGGAACAGCGTCGCGCTCTCGTTCAGCCAGGCGCTCTGCAGGCTGCCGAGGTAGTCGGGCACGCCGTACACCTCCTGGTCGATGTCCGGCTCCATCAGGTGGATCAGCCGGCCGCGCGGGAACTTCTGGGGATCGAACCAGTTCGGCACCCACCAGTAGCGGTCCAGATCCGCGTGGCGGCGCACGTACTTGGCGCGCGCCGATCGCAGCCCGAGGAAGCGGCCGAGCCGGCCGTAGATCTTCTCGAGGTACGCGTTGCCGAAGACGAGGTAGTCCAGCGCCGCCGAGGCGAAGTCGCGGCGGCTCAGCAACGGGTGCGGCTGGAAGGTCTTCACCAGGATGTTCCGCTTCACCTGCAGCGCGGATCCGTGGTGCGCGGTCGCCCGGTAGGACTTCGCCAGTGCCGGCAGGTCGACGGGCGGTTCGTACCATTCGTAGGGCGACTGCCAGATCCCGGCGTAGAGGAAGTCGTAGCGATCGAGCACCGGCGCCGGGTCGCCGAAGCTGAATGCCTCCATGTTGGCCGTGCCGCTCTCCGGGGCCGGATCGGTGGCCGGGCTGTCTTCGCTCATTCGTACATCTCCATCAAGGACTGTTCGGCGCCGGAGGCCGGGCCGTCGAGGGGTTCGTTGTAAAGCGCGTGCATCGCGGCCCACGCGAGATCGGCGTGGCCGGTGGTGTTGTTCCGGCCGGACCGGTACGTCAGCTGGCCGCCGGCATCGGTCAGCGATCGGCGGATCGCCATGAACGACTGCGCAAGATCGGTCCAGCCGGCGTCGAATTCGAGGCGCCCGCGGTCGATCACGTTCTGGGCCTTCATCACCAACCGGGCCTTGCTGTCCGGCGTGTACCGGAAGCGCACCACCGTCGGGAAGAACTTCTCGACGAGCTCGGCGACCAGGTCGCCGATGCCGGTGGTGTCGATGCCGATGTAGGTCACGTTGTAGCGCTGGGTGACCTTGCGGACCTCTTCGGCCTGCTCTTGGTAGTCCAGGCCGCGCAGGCGTTTGCGCTCGACGGCTCGGTGCTTGCCCTGGCGGTTGCGGGCCGCGGCGATCACGACCAGGCCGGCGCCGTCGCCGTCCTCGCTATCGCCGGACGGGTCGTAGCCGACCCAGACCTCTTCGTCGGCGATCGGCCGTTGGGCGAAGGGCTTGAAGTCGCGCCAGACTTCCCAGCTGTCGACCATGCAGGCCTGCAGCGAGGCGAGCGGGAACACCGACAGGCTGTCGTCCACGAAGTGGCAGAGCAGCAGGTTGTTGTATTCCTCCAGGCTGTACTCGAGCTCGAGCTGCTCAAGGTCGAAGAGATCACAGCCGCCGGCGATCGCATCCTCGACGGTGACGATCTGCCGCCACTGGCCGTCGGCGCAGGCCGCTCCGTTCTTCAGCGCCTCGTGACTGGTGTCGATCTCGACGCGCTCGGCCTTCGGCCGGCGCTTGTTGTAGAGCTCGCCGGTCCAGAACGGGTAGCCCTCGTGGCCGACCGAACTCGGCGTGCTGAAGTAGGTCTGGGTCCACTGCTTGTGCATCGCCATGCCCGAGGCGACCTTGCGGAACTCCTGGAAGCGCTGGATCCAGAAGTACTCGTCCAGGTAGATATCGCCGTGGTAGCTCTGGGCCGTCCGGGCGTTCGTGCCAAGGAAGTAGAGGCAGGCCCCGTTGGCTAGCACCAGCGGATCGCCCTTCAGCTCGACCCCGGTCACCTCGAACACGAACTGGACGATGTACTGGCGGAAGACATGGGCCTGCGCCTTCGAGGCCGACATGAATATCTTGTTCTTCCCCGTCTGCAGCGCGTCGGTAACTGCCTCGCGGGCGAAGTACCAGGTCGCGCCGATCTGTCGGCTCTTGAGGAGGTTTCGGATCCGGTGGTCCTGCCCCGCCTGATACCAGGTGCGCTGGTAAGCGAACAGCGCATCCTCGAACGCATCCCGGACCGCCTGCGCGCCCTCGTCGCCGACGTCGTTTTTCGCTTTCTTGCGCTTCGGCTTCGCGGCGTCCTTGCGATCGCGCTTGGGGTTCAGGTCTGACTCGGCGCCGGTTTCCTGGTAACGGTGCACGCGTGCCAGACGCTCGATCTGCCGCCCGAGCAGGTCGATCTCCTTGAAGTCGCGCCCCTCCTTCAGATCCTTGTTGATCAGCTGAACCATGCGCGCCTCGAGGCTTCCCTCGACGCGCTCGGTCGGCGTGGCCGCGTCCCAGCCGTCGCGCCGCTTCCACGAATGCACCGTCGCAGGCTTCTCGTTAAGCAGCTCCGCGATGCGCGCGATGCGCCACCCCTGCCAGTAGAGGTTGCGCGCATGCGTGCGTGGAGACTCGATCGTGTCCGGGAGAGAACTCATGCAGGCAGCGTACCCGTGCGCCTCGCGGAGCCCCTGCAGCTTGGAGCGGTAAGCGCAGCGCCTTACCCTCCGCGCGCGTTGTCGCCGCGAGCGTCAGCGTCGAACCTGATCACGACACAGAAATCAGGCATTTGCCCGAGGATTGACGGCCATGGCGAAGAAGTTCCGCGTAGCGACCGAAGGGGCGACCACTGACGGTCGCAAGCTTGCTCGGGAAAGCCTCGAGCAGATGGCGAAGAACTACGACCCGAAGCGCTACGGCGCCCGGGTCTGGCTCGAGCACATGCGCGGCATGTTCCCCGATGGCCCCTTCGCGGCGCTCGGCGACGTGCTCTCGCTGTCGACCGGCGAGATCAAGGACGGCACGGACTCCGGCAAGGTCGGTCTCTACGCCGAGATCGAGCCGACCGAGAAGCTCAAGGAGATCAACCAGCAGCGCCAGAAGGTCTACTCGAGCATCGAGGTGGACCCCGAGTTCGCGGACACCGGCGAACCCTACATGGTCGGCATGGCCGTGACGGACTCGCCGGCGAGCCTCGGTACCGAGATGCTCCAGTTCTCCGTGCAGCAGGGCGAGAACAGCCCGCTCGCGGCGCGCAAGCAGAGCGCGCACAACGTGTTCACCGCAGCCGCCGAGGTCGACTTCGACTTCTCTGAGGAGGAGCAGCCGGGCGGCGACAAACCGAAGCTGCTCGACAACGTGAAGGCCATGTTCAAGCGGCACCGCCAGACGGGCGACGCCCAGATGCAGGCCTTCCGCGACGACGTCGAATCGACCCTCGAACTGTTCGTGAAGGAAGCCGGTGAGCTGCGAGCCGAACTCGACAAGCGCCCGACCGCGGAGCGGTTCGACCAGATCAAGGCCGACCACGACAAGCTGCAGAAGGATTTCTCCGGGCTGCACAGCCAGCTCGACCTGACCCCGGACACGCCGGGCCGCGAAACGGCGACCGGCCAGGACGGCGCAGTCGAGACCGACTGCTGATTCGCAGCCCTGCACCGACCGCACCGATAGAGACTTGACTCAAAGAGGCCAGCGTCATGCGTAACGACACCCGCATCGAGTACGAGCG